GGCATCAGCTGGTGCCTGGACCCGATGAGCTTCTACCTCGCGATGCGGTGGGGGCGCGGCAACGCCAGGCCGAGCCCGTACCACGACCGCGTTGCTGTCATCCGCGGCGACAAGATCGTGGTCGTCGCGCCGACCGACTGGGGTCCGGCGAAGTGGACCAACAAGAACGGCGACCTCTCCCTCGGTGCCATCCAGGCCATCGAGGCGCGCACCGGGCAGACCGCTCGGTTCACCTGGGCGGAGAACGACACCCCGCTCGGTCTGGTGCGATGATGGCGGGACCATTCCCGAAGAGGACCCGCGAGATGCTTCGCGCTGTTCTCGAGGACGTCGAGACCAGCGGCGTCGACAAGGCGCTGCTGGACATCGAGCGCATCATCCTGAAACCGCAGTCGGCGTCACCACCCTTCGCGCCTCCGCGGTTCAAGCTCCCTGCCGACCGGACCGCGGTTTCAAAGAGCCTGGTCATCCACGGCAAGGACAGCACGAAGCGCTACGACATCACGCTCGGCTACTACCCGGATGGAAAGCTCGGCGAGGTGTTCGTCCGGCAGGAGAGGGAGGGCGGAACGGTGGGCTCGTTGCTTGACGCGACAGCGACCGTCATCAGCATCGCGCTGCAATACGGAGTGCCCTGGCCGGTCTTCGCGGAGAAGCTCGCGCACCAGCGCTTTGAGCCGGCCGGCATGACGGAGGATAGCGACAACGAGCTGAAAATGGTATCGTCTCTGCTCGACTACTTTGCGAGGTGGGTGTCGAAGCGCGTCCGTCTCGCGACGGAAAGTGATGGCGACGATGACTGAAAAGCTCACGGGTCGCGGCATACGAATCATGAGGGCGATGAAGAGGTGGCCTGGCGCGCTGCAGGCGGTGGACCGGGCGACCGAGTTCTACGGGGACGTCATCGAGGCTGTGGACGTCGAAGACCGCGGCGGGATGCTCTACGCGGTGCTCGGGGTGAAGACCTGGCGCTGGCTCCTGCACCCCATCCGGGTTGCGCGGGCGACCCGGGCAGCCGAGGTCGCGGTCATCCGCTGGGAGGGCAAGGTGGAGATTCGCCCCATCTGGAGCTGGTGATGGCTGACGAGGGCCAACGAGAGCGCCGCTGTGCGGCCGAGGACCTGGGAGGGGCAACGGCTCGTCCCAGGGCGGGCGCGGGCGACACGCGCCGGCTGTGGGGCACGTGGGATAGGTTTGGGCGCTGGCGCAGCCCCAGGTGGCGCTCGTGGGTCAGGACCCTCCCTTGCGTTTGTAACGGGTCTTACCAAACCATCGCGGCCCACTTCCGCTACGGCAGCCAGGTCGGGACCGGGGCGAAGCCGGACGACTTCCTGGTCTACCCGGTGACCCATGAGACCCACCAGCGCTGGCACCAGACCGGGCAGCCGAGCTGGGCGCAGCAGGCGGAGTGGGTTGCCGGGGTGTGGAGGATGGCGGCGCGGCGAGGGCTGTTGGCCATCACGGACACCGCTGGCTTCATGGCGGTCGAGCAACTGACCTCCGTTCAGGACGGGGCGTTCAACTACGACAACGCGGTGCGGAACCTCCGCGCTGCTCTTGAAACCGAGTCGGTCCTCATCACTGGACCGGCTGGAGGGTGGATTGATTTTTGACGGGGAGACGAAAGGGATGAAGTGCAAAAAGTGTGATGGCCCAGTCGGGCGCTTCTCAAGGGACGGTCTCTGCCGCAGCTGTCGGAGCTACGGCAAGAAGAAGCAAGGGGACAAACCACGACCGCGGAAGGCGTGCGCCGACTGCGGTGAGCTGCTTGCGCCGCGGGCTCGGAACCCGCTCTGCGTGAAGTGCAGGAAGAAAAAGCAGAAGGCTGAACGGCTGGCGAACGCGCCGCGATGCAAAGAGTGCGGCAAACCCATCAGCGCCACAAGCCGAACCGGCCTCTGCCGAGGCTGCTACTACTCGTCGAGCGCGCACCGAGAAAGGCGCGACCAGCTATGGAGGCAGGTCGACTACGGTCTGCGGACCGGGGAGAGCTGCTACGGGAGAGACTCATGAAGAACCTACTCGTAACTGTTGCCGTCGTGGTGGCGGCGCTCTTGTTTTCCAACCGGGCGGCGGCGCGCGAACCGGCAGCGAAGTCTGTCGCGACCGCAGTCCCTGCATCGATGAGCACCACGGTGTTCATGCGAGGGCTCGGTGCCTTGCGCGGACACATGAAGCACGTCGATGCCAAGCTCACGGCGCGGCTCGAGAAGGAGGCGCGGGCGGTGGTGTCGAAGCCAGGCAACACCTGGATGCCTGCGCATCTACTGCTCGGCCTCGCGATCACCGAGAGCGACCTGAAGTGGTGGCTGAAGCGCGGCTACGGAACCGTCGCGGACTGCGGGCTCACGCAGATCAACCTGACGAGCCTGCGGATGTCGTACCGAAAGAAGTGGTCGCTCTGCCGGATGCTTCGCGGGAAGCGCAAGGCCCCAGGCGGCAAGACGCCGACGACCCTCTCGATGGAGTGGACCATGAAGGAGCTGAACCACATCAAGGGGAAGTACTGCACCGCGTCCTGGCTGGCTCGCATCAAGCGCTGGCACCGCTGGTCGAAGTGGCGCGGGCTCACGGACCGGCAGCACTTCTTCCGGTGCATACTCTCGGTCTACAACCAGGGTCCGCGGTGGCTCCCGCACCGCTACAACACCTGCACCTTCAAGCACCGCTTCATCGAGGACCCGCCCCAGAGCTTCCTGGACAAGAAGGCGGCGAAGTGTCGGAGCAGGAACCTCTACTGGCTGCGGGCCTGGTGCTTCGGCGAGGGCGTGCGGCTCGGCAAGGCCCCGATGGTCAAGCGGCGCGGAAGGCTGCGGCGCGTGTCCTGTCGGCGCGTGTGGTCGATGGCCTACGTGAAGCGCATCTACAGCTACACGAAGCCACCAGCACCGAAGCTGCAGGCGTCATTGACACAGCCCCGCAGGCCTGCTAGTCTACACCCCAGCAGGTTAGCAGGGAGCAAAGCATGGCGAAGCCGACCAAGACCATCAACATCGACGCTGGCATCCACGAGGAAGTGAAAATGCTGGCGCAACTCGACGGAACGCACCTGACGGTGTTGGTAGAAGGGCAGCTCCGAAAGCTGCTGCGAAGACGAGCGGAGGACCTGAAGCGGATGCGAAGGGCTCTCGGCCGACCCGCGGAAGGGTGACCCGCGGCAAGGCATGAAGGGTCTTTCAGGGACGCGAGGTGAAAAATGCAGATCCTACAAGAGCACAACATGGGAGTGCTGAACCAGAAGGTAGGCGAGGTGCTTCGCGCCTACCGCGGGCGGCGCGAGGAGAACATCAGGGAGTGGGAGCTTCTCGCTATCCGCGAGCGCATCGACGACATCGTAGAGCAGTCTCCCTTCGCGGGCGAGCTGCGCATCTTGGTCGGGTTCGACCAGGACGGAACACTGGGGGTGATCGTATGGCCGGAAGGCGCGCACGTCGCGAGCGCATAAAGCGGAAGCCTTACGCGCCGAAACAAGACGGCGACTACGCGCGCCAGCGCGCGGTCAGGCAGATGCAGCTCATCGTGAACAAGATGCGCGCTGGCTGGGCGACCGGGCAGCTGCGCTGGAACGAGGTGAAGTGGCTGCTCATTGCGATGGCAGACCTCGTCCGCGAGGAGCTGGGTGTACAGGTGCGGATGGCGATGATCGACCAGGAGCAGGTTGGGCAGCGCTACTACCTCGCCCAGATCCAGGTGGGCGACCCGCCGAGCGTGATGACCATCGCGGAGCAGTTCCTCGCCTCCTTTGAAGCTGATAAACCGAGCGAGGGCGACGGCGACATCGCGTTGTCCTACTACAACTGTGAACCGGAGGTTTGAACATGGAGACACTACGCTGGAACAAGACGGGCGAGATGATGCGCGGCATCGCCGTTCAGCGCTTCCAGGAGTTCGGCGAGCAAGTCGTCAGCGACATCAACTGGCTCGAAACGAACGGAGGCAGGTTCGGCAACGACGGCTGGTTCGGGGAGGACAGCCACAACCTCGCGCTACTCGTTCAGAAGAAGCTGGGGCTCGTCGAGGACGGCATCGTTGGTCCTGCGACCTGGACAGCGATCTTCAAGGCGCTCGACATCGCAGACCCGAACGCGCCGAAGGAGTACGAGCGCGACGGCATCAAGGTCATCGACGGCCGCGGCATCTGGACCCCGGTCAAGAAGTACTTCGGTGTGAACCGAGCCTGGACCGGCGATGGCAAGAACGTGGTCCGCGGCGTGATGCTTCACCAGACCGGCTGCTACATGCCCGAGAGCTACGACGTCTGGCGGAAGATAAACGCGCACTGCGGTGTGACCCGCAAGGGCACCGTCATCCTGATGTTCCCGTTTGAGATGCTCATCTGGCACGGCAACGGTCTCACGCGTCCGACCATCGGCATCGAGATCGCTGGGCTCCTACGCGGCGTCGAGGGGCGGAGCAACACCCACTGGCCTCCGAGCGCGACACCGAACGAGCTGCTCGACATCCAGGTGAAGGCAGCGAACGTCCTGCTCACCATCATCGAGGAGGAGTTCGCGAAGCAGGGCGGGCGCTGGCAGGTCATCTACGCGCACAGGCAATCGAGCAACATGCGGATGAGTGACCCGGGCGAGGCCGTCTGGAAGCGCATCGGCCTTCCCTGGCTGGAGCGCACCGGCGCGACCTGTGGTGGCATCCCAGAGCTGGGCTCGTCCTCTGCGCACGACGAGTACTGCGTCGGGAACGGGATGCCCATCCCGGCCGAGTGGAACGACGGCAACGCGCACAGGTTCTGGGGGTAGCATGGCAGACAACAGCGAAACCAGAGAGGACGCCTTTCGCGCCGTGGCGCGCATCGCCACGATGGCGAACGGCTCGAACAAGATCGCGGCTGCGCTGCTGACGCTGGCCAACTGGACAGGCGGTCCGAAGGAGGACCTGCCGTCGTGCAGCCCGAAGGACATCGTGGACACCTACAAGCAGATGCTCGCCGAGATCGAACACCACGAGACGGAGCGCGGGCTATGATCAAGGTGCCACCCAACTGCCCGAAGTGCGGGAAGCAGACGCGCGCAGGCATCGCGGGCGGGAAGGGCGACCCTCCCTTGGTCCCGCTGTTCATCTGCTACGAGTGCAACCAGGCGCGCGTGGTCGGAGCGAACGATGTGGTGACCTGGTGGCTGTTCTGGACGCGCGGAAGGGTCGAGGCCGACGACCGCTGGGTCGACGTTTCGGAGCTGACCGCGCCAGAGCCCGCTTCGAAGGAGGAGGCTGATGATAAGCAAGTGTAGAAGCTGCGGCGCGGAGGTCATCTGGACCAAGACCGAGGCCGGCAAGAACATGCCGGTCGATGTCGACCCAAACGAGAAGGGCAACATCGTGATGCTCCCTCCGAAAGGGAACGGTCCTCCGCGCGCCGTCTACGTTGACCTGATGAACCACGAAGAGTACCGGGACGAGCCGAAGTACCTGAGCCACTTCGCGACGTGCCCAGACGCAACCGGATGGAGGAAGAAGTAGCATGGCAAGAGAACAAATGACCCGGGTGAAGTTGATGGGCCTCTGGTGGAACCAGACACGCGACGGGCAGGAGTACCTGCGCGGGCGGCTGGGCGCATCGACCGTCTGGATCTTCCCGAACAACTACAAGGACAACGACCAGAGCAACGAGCCGGATATGATCGTCTACCTTTCGCCTGGCGCGAAGAAGAAGGAGGACGACGAGCGCAACCCACCGACGGGCGGGCGGCGCGGTGGCGGGCGACGCGATGATGCGCCTCCGCCTCCCGGCGACGACGACATCCCGTTCTAGCGGGAAAGGAGAGGGTGACATGGCAAACGACGAGAAACGACGAGACCCTGCAGCGATGCTCGCGACGCTGATCATGGAGAAGACCTGGGACTGGGACGAGGTCCAGGCGGTCTACATCCCCAAGAAGATGCACCGCGAGCTACAGCGGCTCACGGAACGCATCGCGAAGGAGATGCCTGACGTTCGCAACGGCCCGTCCGACCCGAGCAACCTTCAGCACTTCGTGGCGATGGCGGTCGCTTACCAGATGGGCATGGCGACGCTGCACCTGCTTTCGCGCAAGCCGATGATCAGGCTGATCGCTGTCTTCGGTGAGGTGCTGGGAGAGATCTTGGGCGACCTCTTTGACGACGACGAGAAGGCAGGCGAGGGGAAGGCGAAGGACGGGAGCGAAGCGAAGGACGGCGAGCACCGAGAAACCTCGCCGCTCAACTGATGCAGGAGCAAGTCGCAACCGAGCTGCGCGCAGCACTGGGACGCATCGCGCAGTGGTGGGAACAAGGAGAGTTCGCCACGCTCGACAAGGCGGAGGCGATGGTGCGAGAGTACGTTGCCGACGCCGAGGCTGACGCGGGGGTCCCGATGGGCGTCCGCGTCAGCCAGGTCGAGCTGCAGGACGCGTGGCGCATCGAGGTTTTGATGAAGGGCGAGGTCATCGCGAGCGAGGACCTGTCCATCTACCCGAGCGGCGTTGGGGTCGCCGTCCCTGGTCCGAAGAACCTCGAGGACAGCGTGCAGGCTATCTGCCGAGCGATGGACCGGCTCGGCTGGATGGTCGACCGCTACGAGTTCGAGAGCGGGATGGACGGGGCGACCAACCTCGTCATCCACGCTCAGTCGCTACGTCGCAAGACGGGGAAGCGAGGATGAAATGACCGAGATAAACGAACGCAGCAAGCACATGGGCATCGCTTGAGAAATGGCTGAAGGAGACGGCCTGGAAGTGGAACCAGGGCATGGAGCAAGCCGACGACATCCGCGGCGCGCTGATCAGCGTGGGCGAGACCTACGAGGAGCTGCTCGACACCGAGATCGAGTTGTACTCCGAGGAGGACCCGGACGGCACCGGCTTCTACCTCTCGATGCTCATCGAGCGGGAGCCCCCGGACCCAGGGCATCGCGACACCATCGGACCCGTGCGGTTCGAGTACGTGCCCGGAGCCACACCGGAGCAGCGGAAGAAGTATGCCGAGGCGATGCAGTCGAAGCGCGCGAAGGCTGCCGAGGCCCTCGCGGAAAGCGCGGAGCGATGAAGCAGGAGATCATCTGCTTGTCGTGCGCGGCCGACTCGCTGAAGCGCTACAAGGCTCTGGGCGAGGGCGAGTCCGTGGAACCCTGGCCAGGTGAGTTCGTGCAGCACGTTCCCGGCAAGGCGCTCGACGACTACCGCTGCGACTACTGCGGCGACGACATCAAGTCGGGAGCGGAGTGCTGCGCGCGAGGCAACTACCTGCGCGGCGGGAACATCGACGGCTGGTGGGTGGACTTCATCCGCGTGAACCACGCACCGCACCTGTACAGGCTGAAGCGATGAAGGACAACGCTCCGCACCTTCAGGGCCTCCCGGTTCGGGAGCGCATCATCAAGACCGAGACGCGCGCCTGGGAGCGCCTACGTCGCGTCAGCGAGCGCGACCGGGCCAGCGGTCGGGTGAAGCCTGCCTCGGCCAACTTCGGCGCGCTGGTGCGCAGCATGGGGCAAGCGGCGGTGCTCGCGACGAAAGGGATGAGCGCGGCGCTGAAGGTGGAGGTGGCGATGGCGAAGTTCCGGGCCGAGTGCGCTGCGCTCGGACAAGACGAGGACCGCGCGGTCGAGGAGGCGAAGCGCCTCACGCAGCACACCGCGCTGGACGCGCTGCAGGCTTTCGACGAGGTCCTGCAGCGGATACGCAAGCTGGGACCGTTCTGATGAGCTGTGGTGCAATCGACTGGGCTGCGGTAGGATGGACGTTGTTGATAATGCTGGCGGTTTTCTTCGTGTTCGGTTTCATCGAAGGGGTCGTCAGCGCTGCCCGAGAAAGGGAAGACGATGAGCAATGGTAAACCCTCCTCTGCCCCGGCCGGCCTGCAGCAGGTCGAGGTCCCGATGAACCCAATGCGCGCCAACCGGATGGCGTGGGCAGCCTTCGCGCTGGGGGTGGTCGCCATCGTGGCGAACAGCCTGACTGGCGCGGGCTTCGTGCCGAAGCTGGCGATGCAAGTCTGCGGATGGCTCGCTGGCCTTTGCACGGCGTTGTCCTGGTATCTCGCGCGCAAGACGCCGAGCTTCGAGTCGATGAAGGCCGCGAAGCAGAACGGCAACAAGGAGGGCAGCGATGCCGACAGCGAAACAGGGGGAGAGAGTAGGAGCGATCCTGGGTAGCAAGCCCGGAGGCATCATCGAGACTTTTGGCGAGGGCGTCTACGAGGGCGACTTCGTCTTTGGAGACGGCGGACCCGACGACCCGGTGGGGTCCATCTGCGAGATGGTCCTGGGCGTGCCGCTCGAGCAGCGTCCGAAGAACCCGCGCATCAAGCTGGACCGAGGAGGGGTGGTGTGGGGGTGCGAGTGCTGGTGGGGTCCGGTCGATGGCTACCGCAAGCAGATCGAAGCGGCGCGCAAGGTCGTCTACGTCGACATCAACAAGGTCCGGGAGGACTACCGGAAGGAGGTGGCCGATGAAGCGGCTGATGATTAGCGTCGCGCTGACAGCGGCGCTGTGGCTCGCTGGCTGCGGGCCTGTATGCAAACCCCTCACCCATCGTTGCCTCGGCTGCTACGCGCAGCTGTGCGACGGCAAGGGCAAGCGGTGGCGCACCGTCATGGACTGCTCGGAGCTGAAGCCGAAGGAGAAGAAGTGGCGCTGCGTCTGCGAGCCCGAAGGTAGGTGCGGCTGCAAGCCGACGGTCACCGAGAAGGAGGTGCCGCGATGATGGAACCGAACGGTGAGCAGGTGAAAGCGGTCTGGGCTGCGCTCCAGGCCGAGTACGGTAGCAAGGTGGTGCCGAAGGCGAGCGCGGGCGAGATGCAGGCCGCGGCGTGGTTCTTGGACAAGCTCCAGATCATGGACCACGAGACCTTCATGCAGCGATTCACCACGACCATCAACGACACCGTCTACGTTCCCTTCGAGATCGGTGTGGCGCGACCCGGCAAGCCCAACGACCTCTGGAACCAGATCGAGCTGGGAGGCCACGAGCATCAACACGTCTTCCAGGCGAAGCGCGACGGCGTTCCGGTGTTCTACGCGGAGTACCTCGGGGTGCCGCAGAGCCGAGCGCAGTACGAGGCCGAAGCCTACCGCGTCGACGTCGAGCTGCACTGGTGGCGCTACAAGCAGATGCCGAACCTACGTGTGGTCGCGGAGAAGATCCGCGCCTACAACTGCGGCACGGCCGAGGTGGACTTCATCCACGAGTACCTGAAGATGAGCGCCGACGCCATCCGCGAAGGTGCGGTCATAAGCGAGGCGTCGCAGTTCCTCGTGGCCTGGCTCGACCAGAACGCACAGGAGCTTCGAGTTGACAACGGAACAAGCACGCGTTAGGCCAAACCTAACCTTCGACCCGCGGTCGGCGCAGGGAAACAGTCACCCTCCCCTGTCAGCCAGTCCCCCCATGCTGCCGCTCTTCCCCGGGCGGTTCGCGTCCCTGAAAGACGGCGTGCTGACCGCGGGTCGACCTATCTTCGACACCCACGATGCCCCGATGGTGTGCTGCCCGTTTGACACAGGCGGTGCAGCGGCGATACACTTAGAGCATGGACATCCGCGTCGGACAGATCTGGCGCAGCCTACCTGCGGAGCGACGCGGGCTCCGCAAGTACGTGATCGTCGAGGCAATTACGGAGGAGCGCATCACCATCCGCTTCTGCGGACGGGACGGTGCGCCCCGCGTCCTCTGGCCCCACGTCCTCCCGAAGCGTTACCGGCTGGTCATCGACCCTCCCCCCTGCCCGTTCTGCGGGGAGAGGCCGACCATCCGGCAGATGTGGGCGGCGGGCGTCTTCGAGGTCTGGTGCCACGGGCTGCCCATCGTGCGCGGCAACGGCTACCAGGCCGAGGCGATGGCCATGTGGCGTTCTTGGTGCGAGGAGTTCGAGCCCTTGCAGCGTCGCGTGGCATCGTGCCGGAAGGAGAAGAACGATGCGGATGGACCTGATGCTGAACGGGGAGCGACTACTCAGCCTCTTCCTGCAGCGCAGCGACGACGGTTGGACGCATCATCTGCGAGCCAACAGTGATTTCGAGCCCTTCGAGCTGCAAGACCACGTCGCCGAGTACTTTGAGCGGGAGCTGCCCGAGACCATCGGTGCGGACGAGCTTGACCAGGTGCTCTCGATGGCGATGACCGGAGCCCTCACCAGCAGCGAGGAGTTCGACCTCATCGAGGGGACGAAGGACGTGCGCTTCCATCGAGTGGATGATGCCTAAGCCCCTCCACCCCCTCGCGCCCATCGCTTCGCTTGCGGACCTGCACCGGGCGGTGCCTGGCATCCGCGGGAGCCGCGAGCTGCGCAACGGAGCCTTCGGGATGCTCGAGGTCCACCTGCCCTGGTGGTTCTGGCTCATCCCAGGACGCGTCGCTGCGGTTCGACGCCGGCTCGCGGATGGCCTCCCTGTGGGCACGTTCCCGCGCGTGCGGCCTTCTCTCTGGTGACGGGATGCATGACCGCGCCCCGCACCTTCGCGGCCTTGTCGGCCGCACGGAGGCCGCAGCCTGCATCGTGCAGGAGTTCATCGAAAGTGGCCTGCTCCGCTTCACGGTCAACGGCGAGCGGCTGAAGGCGAAGGACGTCGAGGTCCGCGAGGACCCGCTGTCGATGCACTTCGACCTGATCGTCAACGGCCAGGTGCTCGCCACCATCAGCGACGACGACCTGCTCCGCATCAGCCACGGCCCGGGGAAGAAGCGCGACCGCATCGAGACAGCCACCTTCCGCATCGAGAGGTCCCGGTGACCAACAACGCGCCACACATGAGCCGGCTGCTGAACCGGGCTCGGATGATCGCCTTCACCGCAGCGGTCGAGGAGCTGGAGCGCCAAGACCGCGAGCGCATCGCGCGAGAGCAAGAACGGCAACGCTGGCTCTACCAACGCCAGCGCGAAGCGGAGCAAGCACGAGAACGCATCGCCGAGTTAATGAACGACTCACGCCAGGCAGAAATCCAGGAGAACGCCAAGGACCACTTCAGAGCGTTCGTTTCGGAACGGACAAAAGGCAAACGACGGCGAGGCGGAAAGAAGAGCAGGCGACGACCGTACACCATCCCCGGAACCGGGGTGACCGTCCTGACCCGGAGGCGTGTGCCGTGACCAACAACGCGCCACACCTTCAGTACATCGGGGCACACCTGGTCTGGTTCGACGGGGAGCCCGTCCTTCTGGCCGAGCCTCCGCAGGTCGTCATCAACGAGAGCGCGCGGTCGGTGAGCATCGGCAACGTCCCGCTGGGCTGCACCGTGAAGAGCAAGGCGAAGATCCCAGCGCCCCCGGGCATGGAGCGCGCGCCGATGACCCGGGACACCATCGCGGAGGTGAACAAGGCGCTGCGCGAACAGCCACCGTTCCTCCATGCCTTCTGCCGCTGCGTGCTCGAGCCCGTTGCGTGCTCGGAGTGCGGCGGGCGCGGAGAGGTGGTCTGGACCAACCCGGACCCCGAGGCCGAGTACGACCCGTGGGACACCGAGGAGTGCCCACGATGCAACGGAACAGGAAAGGAGCCAACATGCTGACGACGGTAGACACGATGGAGGCCCTGGCGCGGATGAACCAGGGCGAGCGCGAGGAGCGGTCCTTCAGCGACGTGGTGGTGCTCAAGGGCTACCGCTTCGAGGTGGATTCGGCCGGCAAGCCGAAGTCCCTCCAGACATTGGAGATCAACGTGAGCGAGTACCTCGCCCCTGGGACAGCGATGGTCCCACCGCTCCCGCACGCGCTGGAGCTGAAGACCAAGGCCGGCGACACCTTCGCGGTGGTCTTCCCGACCTCGATGCGGCTGTGGCCAGGCGAGGCTGCTGGCGAGATCGGACGGCTGCAGGTGGTGGCGCACCGCATCTTCGACGGACCCATCCGCTTCACGATGGAGGGGCAGGCCTGGAGCCCGAGCGCGTCATGAAGGAGCGCGCCTACCACCTGCACCTGCTCGACCCGACTCGATGCCCGAGCTGCCACGGCTGGCCTCACGAGAAGCTGCGGCCGTGCATCATCCACGGTGTTGCGGTCTGCAACCAGTGCCACAACGAGGCGCTCTGCGTGAAGCTCGACGAGGCAGGCAGGCGTGACGAGGAGGCGAAGCGGTGCGCGTGACCGGGCAGCACATGAAGCTGATGAGCCGGCTGGGCTGCGTCCGCTGTCGCGTTGGGCTCGATGGGGAGCGCGACTCCTACCAGAGCCGCTACGGCAAGGAGTTCGTGGTCTGCCGCATCTGCCACAACGACGAGTGCCACGAGGCGACGGACGACCTCGATGATGAACACCGAGAGCGCTACGTGAAGCCAGGGACGCAGATCGGATGGGTGCAGCTGTGACCGTTGCGCCGAACACCTGGAGGCAGCTGCGGCTGATGGGCGGACGCATCTGCAACGGCTGCGGCGTGCTCATCCCGGCGCGGCGACCGCACAACGCCCACGGGGCAACGCTCAGCCGGACCTACTACTGCCGGCCCTGCGTGCGAGCGAACAACGCGGAGGCCATCCGCAAGCACGGGAAGCTGCCGTTCTGATGGTGCGCGACCTGATGACGCAGCGACGGATGGAGCTGCTCGGCTGTCTCCCATGCCTCGGCCTTTGCGGGATCTGGGTGCAGCTCGGCCCGCAGCTGCCCATCGACTTCGGCGACCGCATCCAGGTTGACGGGCTCGTTCGGATACCGTTCCGAGCGATAGGCAACGGCGTGCTCTGCGAGCGCTGCGCGCGAAACGAAGACAGGATGGCCGATGCGTCGAAGCGCTGGAGGAGCGCGGAGCACACCATCCGCACCGCGCAGAGGCCAGGCGAGGACTGGCGCGCGTACATCAAGCGGATCATGCACGAGGAGCCGATATGAGGAGGCCGAGGCAAACGCGCGTTCACCTGAAGCGGCTGGGCATGATCCAGTGCGTGGACTGCGGGCTGCTCTACAGCGCGTGGTACAGGGCGACGCTGCCTGCCATCGAGACGGCGAAGCTCGGGCAGACCGTTGGCCTCGCTCCGAGCGCCTACCCACCGAGGTGCGACCGCTGCCAGAAGGAGTTCAAGGAGCGGAAGCAGGGGGAGCTGGAGCTGTGAAGTACACCCTCGGCACCTACGAGCGGATGCAGAAGCTGGGCACGGTGCTTTGCACCTGCTGCGGCACGGAGCGCGTGGCCTTCGACCCGGAGCCAGGCCTGGTGGTGGTGAGCAAGCTCTGCCCGATCTGCGACTGCTACTCGAAGTCGAGCAAGCGGCCGACCGTGCCAGGTCCTCGCGGGCGAGAGACGGTGTTCGAGTTCGAGCCAGAGGAGTTCTTCGGTGAAGGTTGACGCTGAAACCCAGAAGCGGCTTCTGGAATTGAGCCCGACGTTCTGCAAGGCGGCTCTGCGCGAGGAGCCCCGCGGGCCAGCCTTCTGCCCGCTGGCTCCGTGCGCGGACTGCGACCTCGGGCTGAAGGTCCAGCACATCAAGACCTTCGAGGAGTTCGTGTCGGTGTTCGGCGACGTCAACAGCGCGGACGACCTCGCGACCCAGGCAGCGATGGAGTTCTTTTCGAAGGGCGAGGCCCCGGTGATCAACATGCCCCGGTCGGCCTTCAAGAGGGTGAAGCGATGATTCTGAACGTCGGCGAGCACCTGGACCTGCTGGGCACCTGCCGCTGTTGCCGCTGCGGGCTCTGGCGCGCGACGGCGCACGACATCCCCTGTGTGCCCTGCCAGAAGCGGAGGGGGGCGTTGTACCAGCGGAGGCGGGAAGAGCGCACAGGCGGGCGGACGTTGGCCGACGAGCTACAGACGCCCGACCTACTACGGGTGCTGGACAGGGCAGGGTACAAGCGATGAAGAAAAGCAGGCTGACCCCCACGAGGCTGAACCGGCTCGGGCTACGCTGGTGTCCGCGATGCGACACCTGGCAGGAGGCGCGGCGAGCCACCGGCCGGCCGTTCGGCTGCTTCAACGACCTGGACGCGGACTACTGCGGCGCGTGCGAGACGGAGATTGCGAAGGAGGAGCACCTGCGGAGGCGGAAGGAGTTCGACACCAACCAGGCGACGGACGGATGCGATGGGAGCGAGCTGGCATGGGGAGCGCTCTCCGACGGAGCGCGCCAGGACCAGCGGCTGGTGGTGGCCTTCGACGGGACGCTGAAGAGGGACCGATGACCGTGCCGAGCCGGACCTACGAGCACCTGCTGGCGATGGGCTGGCGACCCTGCCTTGCCTGCGGCAGCGACCATCCGACCCGCGTGGCCTGCGTCAAGGCGGAGATCGCCCACATCGTGATCGACCCGAACGACGACCTCTGCTGGCGGTGCGCGGAGGAAGAGCAGCAACGGCGCGACGGTGTGATGCAATGAAGCTCGACCGCAACCACCTGAACATAAAGAGGAAAGCATGAGCACAGCAGGATACATTGAGAGGGAGCCGAACCCGGCCCACGAGCCGCGGAAGGGCGATCAGTACATCAGCCGTTCGTTTGGCGTGACCATTACGGTGGTGGCGGTGGGGAACAAGGGCGGCAGGCGCTGGGTGGTGTGGGCTCCGGTGACGGGCGTGAAGTACAAGACCGAGTACGAGAAGTTCAAGAACGAGTCGCGGCGAGTGTTGAAACGGAAACCAGCGAAGGGCCGACGACGGTGAAGCTGAACACTTCAGACCACTTCGAGCACCTGGCTGTCGGGCTTGCGCGGTGTCTTGACTGCGGCAGGGTTGTTCGCTTCGACGTCCCGCGACAGCGGAGCGACTACCGTTGTCCGGCCTGCCGCCGTCGAGCCCCTCGGCCGAAGGGAACGGCGCGCGTGGTTTCGGAAAGGGTGGAGCCCCGGTGATCAAGGGCAGGGCCATCAAGCACCTGTTCCGGCTCGGCCGGCTGGTGTGCTCGAGCTGTGGCACAACGCTGGCCACAGGCGGCGCGGTGTTGGAGCGGCAGGCACGGCTGGACGAGCCCGACCTCTGCCGCGGCTGCTGGCTGGCGCAGCACGGACTGGACCCGGGCAACACCACGGTCTCCCGTCGAAGGAGGGGAGGATGAAGATCAGGGAAGCGATGGAGAGCCACCTGCACCGGCTCGGCGAGCTGCGCTGCGCTGGCTGCGGGAAGGTCATCGCCAAGGTCCCGATGGACACCTACGAGATGGAGACCTGGCTCTGCGACGGCTGCGCCGGCATCGTGGGCTACGCTCCGGTGACCGAGGCGATGCGGAAACGATGGAGGAACCGATGAAACCGACACCAGCGACCACGCCTCCCTGCGTGGAGTGCGGTGAGCCCGTGGAAGACGAGCGGGTCATCTACGCGCGCCCCACCTGCTTCGCCTGCCTTCCGCCCCCCGAGCCCCTGCCGGAAACCCGTCCCATTCAATCGGACAGGTTTCGGAGGACCCGATGAAGCTGGGTCGAGCGTGGCTGCACCTGAACCTGCTGGGCCGAACGAGCTGCGCCGGCTGCCTGGTGCTGGAGCGCGTCCAGAACAACCGCGTCTGCATCGCCTGCTGGCGAGCGAGAGGAAGGACCCGATGAACCACCGAGCGCCGCACATCGAGGGGCTCACCGACGAGCGCGTCTTCTTGCCGGGCGAGATCCACCTGAACCCCGAGCAGATGGACATCGAGACCCGGATGGCCAACCGCAGCTGGATGATGCACCAGGGCAGAGCGGTTGCCGCGCCCACCACCCGAGAGCGGACCAGCATCACCTTCCGCGTCCGCAACCTGCCCTCGCTCTACCTTCGCCAGCTCCTCGGTGTCATCGAAGCCTGCCGACGCCTCCCAAGGAACCGCGACACCCCGACCATCATCCTTCAGACGCCAACACACCAACTACGCTTGAACCGCTATCACCCAAGAGAGCACACCATCGACCAGACCTCCGAAGGGGACGTAACCATCAAGATAACCCTCGACGTTGACAACTACGATCTGGTGCGAGACAAAGGTTAGGCACCGACATCAAGGAGCGTTCGTATGCCGCAACCCATCAGTATGGCGAAAATCGAAGAGATGTTCTCTGCTTACGCAGATACTCCGTCTGCGGCGCACGTGTCCCGCGTATGCGGGATAGACAAGCGGACCGCTCAAAAGTACATTGCAGAAGGAGACCCGGCGCGTGGCGTCGAACCGTTCGTGCAAAGAGTCCGAAGGGTCACCCGTCTTGCCGCGCGCCGCGTCGAGAAGAAGATCGCCTACCGCAAGGCCGACGCCCACGCTGCTGCCTGGGAACACCTCCAGCTGCTCGACGACTGCATCATCGAGGCTGCCCTCGACATCCGCGAGAACATGGCAGACCGTAAACCCAAAATTCACGAGCTGGCAAAGGCAGTTCAGGTGTCTGTCATGCTCAAGACCCAGCTCAAGAAATGGGCCGAAGACGACGGTGGGCAGAACGACGCGGAAGAGTTCTTCGCCGACTGGACCGAGGAGCAAGTCGAGTTCTTCATCGAGCACGGACAGGTCCCAGACGACCGCCCCAGTAGCGTCATCGACGTTGAAAGCGAAACCGTCGAACATGAACAGGGGGAGAGGGCGATACATGGCGCGAGCCGAGATGGCGGGGAGCCCGCCCTTCAAAGCCCCCCGGCCGGCCCAGAAGACCCCGATGGGGAGGCCCCGGGGGAGGAACCGGCCCCGGAGCCCCCCGATGGCGGCGAGCCACCCCCCGAAACGCCCCCCCAGCGCCCCAGAAAGGCCCCGTCCCGGGCGCGGAAGCCCCGGGCTGGTACAACGCCCCCCCCGGAAGCCCCCGGCGACCCCGTGCCCGACTGGCTAGACCCCGAGGAGTAGAGCCCATCCCGGCCCATCTGGCGAGCCCCGCGGCTCATCCTCCCGCTCATCCGGCGCTCACCAGCTCGCCCCGGTGTGCTTTCGTTGAACACCACGCACGTCTCCCGAGCATATCTCCAGACGTGCGAGAACACTCTCCGAGCAGCGCGAGTGAAGAAAAGCCCAAAGAAAACGCGGGGTGTGGTTTTGTCTCGCACAGTGTTCTCCACAGTCTCGTGAGTGTGTTCGTGACTGTGCTCGTGGTTGAGCTGGTTTCTCACAGGTGGAAAGCATCCGGCCCACAGGTGGAAAGCAAAAGAGAAAAGGGTTTGACAGGGAGGCGCGTCAAGTTTTTTTCTGTAACCCCCCGTTATCAGGGCACTAAGACTTCCAGGGCCAGGGCCAGGGTATAGCCAGGGACGTATGCTCTCGGTATGCGGCAGACCCGCGGCCGATGGTGTAGCGCGTAGGCGCGGCCCCTCCCCGGCCCCGGAGCGCCCCCCGGCGCGGCGCGGAAGCTCGGAAGGCAAGGGGCGAAGGGGGTCAGGAAAGACCCGTGGCTGACGGTCGCCCCTATTTCCGGGCTGGTAATGCCCGTCAACCACCGAAGGTTTGTTGACAAAAGCCCCCGGGCGAGGTAAGAGAACACGAGATGGTAAGCCAGCCTACAGCACGCGCCCCCCGGCGCGGAGCCCTCGCCCCCCGACCGGCCCCGTGTGCCCCCCCCGGGGGTCCCCCTCCCCAGCTTCCCGGTCCCCACCAGCTCCGCTGGTGTCTCACATGGCAAGCACATGGGTGTATAGTTACGCGAGGTTACACATATCTATCAACGCCGACGGGAGCCTGGGTCCGTCTGGCGACAACCGAAACCCCGGGCGCAAGGAGGCCACAATGGCAGGTAGAAGCAAGGGATGGCGGAGCGCGTTTCAGCCGGTGGAGGGCGTTCTGGTACGAGGCGAAGCCGGCAAGGTGATCTACATTCAGCCGCGGGACGAGGAGGTCTACTCGTTGCCGCGGTCGCAGATGGACGCTGGGAAGGGGGTGAGCGCGGTAGGCGATGTCGGGGTGATGTGGGTGAAGGGCTGGTACATCCAGGACAGCATGGTTCCGGGCTCGACCTCGCATCAGCCGACGTTCGAGGTGTTGCAGGCGCTCTGCTATCCTGGGAAGGAGCCGGTGCCTTGGAAGAAGAAGTGCTCGAGCGTCTGCGTGCGGCCTGGCGACCGACCGCGGAGGGCGGAGTACGTTTCGCGGGACTGGCGGGAGGAGGCGATGGCGTGCATCAAGGCGAACCCGGACAAGTGGCGGCTGCCCGAGGCGGAGCGCCAGCGGAGCTTCACGGACGAGGACATCGGGCGGGACTTGGACCGGGCTGGGCTGACGTTGCCTGGGGAGGGTGAGCGGCAGGGGAGGCGAGCGGAGGGGGGTAGGGGGGAGGAGAGGGGAAGGGCTGGTGAGGGCAGGGGGTCTTCATCTGGAGGACCGCGCGACCCTTCTGTAGACTACGGGGCTCCGCCGACGAGCGGGAGCGGTGTTGCGCCGGCCGCGGAGGCGAAGCAGGTGAGCGAGCTGGCGAAGCGGCGGGTCACGGCTGCGGAGGCGGAGGTGGAGGCCTTGCGGCGGCTGGGCGACATTGCGCTCTGCCTCGGGGTGGCCTGGTTGGCGCGCGGCGACAAGAGCGACGTTGGCCAGGAGATGCGGCAAACGGCGACGGAGCGTTTGCGCACGATGATGGGGGTGAAGTAATGGCCTGGGTTTCGACACTCATCGCGTTGGTGTGCTGCCTCGCAATTCCCGTGCTGTTCTGGGCTTTGATCGTCTACGGCAACCAGCCGGACGGGGAGGACGACGAGCTATGAGCACGCGAGCGGAAATCAAGGACCGGGCTCGGGGAGCGCTTCTCGGGCTGGCGGTTGGAGACGCGCTGGGCGCGCAGGTGGAGTTCTCGCCCCGGGGGAGCTTCCCTCCGGTGAAGGAGATGCTGGGCGGTGGGCCTCACCAGCTGCCGGCAGGCTACTGGACCGACGACACGGCGATGGCGCTGCACCTGGCCTCGAGCATCATCGAGCGCGGCGGGCTGGACCAGCAGGATGTGGCCAGGCGGTGGGTCCGCTGGATGGAGAAGGGGGAGGGCTCGTCGAACGGGGTCTGCTTCGACATCGGATGCACGACGTCACGGGCGCTCTTGCGTTTCGCGCGAAGCGGAGAGGTGTCGCCAGCGAAAGACGACGCCTCGTCTGGCAACGGCGGAATCATGCGACTCGCGCCTGTAGCCATCGCCTACCACGCCGACCTTTCAAGAGCCCTCTGGGCCTCGCGGCAACAGAGCGCGATCACGCACGGGAGCTGGATGTGCCTCGATGGGGCGACGTGCCTGGGCTATTCCCTGGTGACGCTGATGCGGCGGCGGGCGAGCCAGCCGATGCCTGCAGCCATTCCCTCGATGACGGGGGTGACGGTGAACGTGCTGATGAAGAGTTGGGACGAGGTGCGCGGGAGCGGCTACGTGGTCGATTGCCTGGAGGCGGCGCTCTGGAGCTTCTACCACACCGGAACCTTCGAGGACGCCGTGCTCGCGGCGGTGAACCTCGGAGACGACGCGGACACGACGGGCGCGGTGGTCGGGCAGATCGCAGGGGCTTGGTACGGAGCCTCCGCCATTCCCGAACGCTGGCTGCACGTCTTGCGGGCGCGGCGGCACATCACCGACCTCGCCGATGCCTTGCTGGAGGTGAACCCATGAAAAACCCGATCATCATCGAGGGCGAGCCCTTCGACTGGGACCACGGCAACGAGATGCAGGAGCGCGTCGCGGAGGCTGCGGCCGAGGGGCACGTCAACTGGTTCGCGGCGCATTGCGCGGACCCGGGCGTGATGAGCTGCCCCGGCTGCGGCATCCACCTTTGGCGCGAAGGGAAGCGCGTGCGCTGCCCCGACTGCGGTCACGAGTGGGAGGTGAGCTGATGCTGAAAGACCTGAGCGACTTCCGGCCGACCGACATCAGCGCGCTGAAGATCGAGAAGAACCAGAATGGCTACCTCTGGGCGAGCGTCCGCGGGCGGCACACCCAGCGGATGCTCATCCACCGGCTCATCATGGAGAACCACATCGGTCGCTACCTGGACCCGACGGAGATCGTGCATCATCGCGACGGCAACAAGCTGAACAACGCCATCGAGAACCTGGAGCTATTGCCGTCGTCGCGCGAGCACGAGCTGCGCCATCGGACCGCACCACCGAAGCGGGCCTGCACGATTTGCGGGCGCGAGTTCACCGTGACCAGGCGCATCCGCTCGCATAGGAGCCGCGACTACAGCACAAAATACAGCACCCAGAAGACCTGCTCGCAAGGGTGCGCTGCGGAGGCCAGGCGGCGTGGCATCGAAGCGAAGGCGAACGGTGAGCAGGTGCCCAGCGCGTTCCCGTCGAAGGAGGAGCTGCAGAAGCTGGTCTGGGAGATGCCCGGGGAGCAGCTGGCGGCGAAGCTCGGCATCAGCGGGAGCGCCCTGTCGAAGCGCTGCAAGCGGCTTGGCATCAAGAAGCCCGGACGTGGTTACTGGGCGAAGAATGGAGGCAAGCATGGGTGACGCGCATTGTCCGTTCTGCGGAGCTGCCCCTCGGAGCATCCGCGACATCTACCCGGAGGCGAAGGACCGCTCTCTCGCCTGTCCGACTTGGGGTTGCCCTGCCGGCGCGGCGTGGGTACACCCGGACATCTGGAACACGAGGACCGAGTGCCCGGACGAGATGGAGGAGACCGCGCGGCGCGTGACCATCCCGGGCATCAAGCCGCTGAGAACATCAAGGAGGCTGGACCATGAAACCGAGTAGCGCTCTGAAGGAGGTCATCAAGGTCGCGACCGTCGCGGCGAACAGGAAGAAGACCTTCGGCCCGAAGAAGAACACCGTCGCCTGGCTCGTGCGGGACGAGAACCCGGAGGCGATGGTCAACGTCGAGTACGCTGACGGCAAGAAGCTGCTGCGCTGGCGTATCGGACCGCGGCCCATCGACGCGAGCCCCTTCGAGCACGTCTTCGAGGTCTACACCAAGAGCGGCGAGAAGGAGGTCGGGAGAGCGGCGGCGTTCATCACGGCGATGGCCGAGCGCGCATCGAGCGGCCTGCCAGCGGACCTTCCGAACGGCTTCACCTGGATCGAAGGCGAGCGGCGCGGCTGGTTCAGCGGCGCGAAACCGGAGGACGCATGAGCAACTACGACGTCATCCTGAGCGCCAACGGCCACGTGCTGATGAGCGCGACCGTCTACGTCCCGGACAAGCTGCAGCTGGTCCTGCGCGACAACGGCGACTCGAAGTTCGCGGTGCTCGAGCAGCACGTCGTGAACGGCGAGGCCTGCGCCCCGACCATCAAGCTCGACGTGTTCGAGCATCCGCGAGAGCCGAAGGTGCCTGATGATGCGTGAGCAGAAGCGCGAGTTCGATTTGATGCTGGACCTCGTCTGCCCGATGGCCGGCGTGCTCATCGCGGCCTGGCTTCTGCTGGCTGCGGTTGAGGTGTTCGGATGGTGACCACGGAGGGACACCGTGTAGGCGGGTCGTTTCTGCTGGCCCTTAGATGGACCGTTGGAGTCGGCGTTCGGGGTGGCCTCCGGCGTCGCAGGTCTCAAGCAGGAAAGACCGGGCGTGAACACTCCGTCCAACAGCTGGTTGCCGCGCCAGCGGTCGAAGAGCGGCACATCTTTTTCAACCGAGAGAGGGTGACACCATGAGCAAGCAAAACCTGAGAACGATGGCGCGGACCCTGGCGGCGCGCGCCCACGACAACATGCTGCGGCTGGGGAACGTCCTGGTGGCGATCAACGCCAACGGCGAACACTACGGCTGGGGCTACACGACCTGGAAGGACTACGTCGAGAAGGAGATCGGGCTGCACGCTGGAGCGACCTACGAGCTGATGCAGATCAGCCGCTGGCTTCAGCACGAGCGCTTCACGAAGGAGCGGCGCGAAGCCATCGTGCGGCTCGGGCGCTGCAAGGCGTCTGCGCTGGCGCGGATGGAGTGCGACGCGAGCAAGATCGACTACTGGCTGAAGGAGGCCCCGAAGCTGACCGTTGCCGAGATGCGCGAGGCGGTGTTCAGCGTCCCGGAGAACGCGCCGAAGGCGGTTGGCTTTTGGCTGCACGCATCGCAGCGCAAGGTGGTGAGACGCGCCTTGAAGGCCGCGGGCGACAAGCACGGCTTCGAGTACATGGGCGACCAGCTCGAAGCCATCTGTGATGACTACTTGAAGCGCAACGCGCAGAAACGGAGACGCCATGCCTAACTTCCACGAGACAGGTTACGGGAAGCGGTTCTTCGAGAGCCAGCTTCCGCGCCTCATCGAGGCGCTCGAAAGCATCGCCTCGGCGGCGCACGCAATGACCGAGGCCACCGAGCAGTTCCGGCGCATCGCCGACCGGCTGGAGGAGATCGACCTCGAGGCCGAAGACGACGCCCCGGCCCCGGCGCTCGCAGCCATCGCTCGCGAGGCGCAGAGGCAGCGACCGTTGCCCAAGACCGCGGTCCCACAGCAGGACGTGAACGCGGCGCTGATGGGCATCAACATCCGACCGCTGGTGTGCCCGGAGTGCGAGGGCTTTCTGGATGAGACCCACGACAGCCCCGAGGAGTGGTACTGCCCGGAGTGCAAGAGCCACGTCGGTGGCGTCGATGCGCTGATGGCGAGCGACGAGTACTACGCGAAACACCGCCGCGTCCCGGACAGCCCGGAGATGATCTCCAACCGGCTGAAGGAGTGGGAAAACGACGACCCGATCACCGGGGTGATGCGCGAGGCCGGCCTGCTCCCTGCCTGTCCGAAGTGCAAGGGCAAGCTGCAGGAGCCGCAGCCGAACCGCTTCCGGTGTCCCAACTGCCAGGAGGACGTTCCCATCGACAAAGTTGCGTCCATCCCGGCGAACCCGAAGCAGCCAGATAGCGAACGCCGTCGGCGTTAGAGGCGCGTCTCATGTTGATCGCGTTCTGGGTTGCGAGTACGCTTGTCGTCATCCGCGCCGGCATGGCGCGACGGAGGATGACGAGATGAAACGAGCGTTGCGAGTTCTGCACTCGCTGATGACGTTGGCGCTGGCGATGGCCAACCTCATCCTGGGCCTCGTGCTCGGGCTGGTGACCTTGCTCGGCGACAAGATCGGCGTTCACCCGGTGGCCCTGGCTGGCTCCGACTTCTGGGGAGCCCTCGCGGCCTGCGCCTTCGCGGGCGCTGCTTGCGAGCTGGCGCGTCGCTACGTGGCGATGGGCCGGATGGCCGACGAGGCGGAGGCGGCGGCACAGGCGGCGGCACAGGGCGACACGGAGGGCGAACCATGAGCTGCTCGGACCTGACCCTGCTGGTGGGCTCGGCCTGGCTCCTGGTTGCGTCCTTCACGGCCTGGCGGCGCAAGCTCCAGGCGAAGCGAACGATGGTGGCTGCGGCGGAGGAGTGGGGCGACCGGGTCATCCACTGCGAGGTGGAGATCCGCCCCTGGTGGGCCTGGCCCTTCGGTGGAACCGTGAAGGTCGTGGCCCTCATCGAGGAGGCGGACGGCGCGCTGGTGACCGTCTGCAGAATGGAGGAACGATGACCGGAACCTACGAGGAGCGCGGGCGCAAGCTCGGCAAGCTGGTGGACGAGAAGCAGGCTGCCTACGGTGACTCGTTCGGGCGAAGCGCGGAGGTGCTCGCGGTGTTCTTCCCGGACGGCGTGAAGCCAGAGCAGTACGGTGACCTCCTGGCGCTGGCGCGCATCATCGACAAGCTCTTCCGCATCGCGAACAAGAAAGACGCGTTCGGCGAGTCGCCTTACCAGGACATCGCCGGCTACGGTCTGCTCGGCACGGTGAAGGACGAGGGTGATGCTTGAGGGACTGCGCGAGCTGCGCGAGGCGTTCCGTCCGCAGATGGAGCGAGCGGCTGCCGCTGCGAAGTTCGTGGAGCCGTTCGGCATCAAGCAGACCTGCCAGTATTGCCCGGTTCAATACGAGGGCTCCACACCGGACGGCAGGGTGTTTTACTTCCGGGCGCGCTGGGAAGAAGCGAGGATGACCATCGCGGACAACATGGACGCGGCGGTCGATGGCGTCGGCTGGACCGCGGTCGAAGACCTCCCTGGCGAGTACGATGGGAGCTGGCTCGAACACGACCGCGCCGTCTGGATGATGGCGATGTGGCTCGCAGCCTACGAACAGGAGGTCGCAAGTGTCGAAGCGTGACGTCGAGGTACGACAGCTTTTGTCGCACGTCGGTGGTACGCTCGCCGACCTGCTCGGCCTCGCGCCTCCGGGCGAAGGCCCCACCGAAGTTGAGGTGGACTTCTCCCCGGTGAAGTTCGTGCCGATGCTGCTGCAGGCCGTGGGGCGCATCTACCAAGAGGTCGCACCGACCGAGTGGCGACACGACAAGGTGCCACTGCGCATCTTCTTCTTCGGACCACTCATCATCAAGTTGAGCCGGCCCGTCCCTCCCGGCGCTGAAAACAAAATCAACCAGGGCGAAAAAGAGGTGGATGCAAAATGAAAAACAACGCGTGCCATCTTGCGCTGCTTCATCACTTCACGGGCAACGGCGGCGAGCTGTTTGTCGGCGTTCGGGCGAACGGGAGGCGCTCGGTGATGATGATGCACACCCCGATGCACATGTTGGACGACGATGTCAACGAGGCGAAGTCCATCGCGGCCGGCTTCTTTACCAACTGCGGTTGGCAGATCCGCTTCTACGTGGACAACGAAGAGGAGTTCATCGCGGGCTCCATGCAGGAGTTCGTGGACAACATCGACGCCTGGCATCTCGGCTGGATGGCCGACATGACCAGGGACCTACGCAAGGGGGCCACACCATGATTTTTCAGATGACCAGGGTCGACGCTTACCGCTGCGACCGCTGCGGAAAGTTCGAGACCGTTCCCGCTGGAGACGCGCCACCAACCTGCCCGAGGTGTTCGTTGCAGGCCAGGCTCGACTTCGAGCGGCAGCACTTTGGAGAGGCCGATGCAGAACAACGAGTTCAAAGGGAGAAGCCTGGCCATCGGGGACGAGAGCATCGCGGTCGGGCGACTGCCAGGCCGAAAGCAAGTCGCCCTGTACCAGGTGCGCGGAAGCGTCCTTGAGCCGCTCGCCTACTTCAAGACCGAGGAGAAGGCGCGCGCAACCATCGACTGGCTGATGCGGCTGGCGGGCGCGGTCGGCGCAACGTGGAACCCGAAGCCACCGGAGCTGCCATGAGCGACCGACCTACTTGCGCAGCCTGCGGAAGCGGGCTCTTTCCCGGAGCAACCATCGCTGGTGGGACGCGCATCCACTGGCGGTGCAAGTGCGGCATGAGGCGGCCGGTGCGCGGCGAAGAGATCGTCGCGTGGGCTACCCTTGTCACCGTGGTTGTGATGCCCCATCCGCTGCAACCGAGCGACTGCATTTTTCACGGCGTGCAAGACTGCCACGACTGCGACCACGAGGCGTGTTGCGACAACCTGAGACGGAGGACGGGCGATGCCGATTTGCGAGAGCGAGAAGAACCACCCCGGGGTGAAAGTGGTGTACCTGCACGGGGAGCTTGCGTGCCCCCTTTGCGAAGCAAAGGACCAACTGGAGACAGCGGTGACCCGCGAGGAGATTGAAGCAAGAACGGGCTGGCTGAAAGAGGAACGCGACGCGTGGCGCAAACGAGCCGAGCAAGCGGAGCTGAACCCAGGCACCCCGTACAGAATGGAGGACGAAGATGAAGACGGAGCGTAGAACGGTCTTCGCCGGACGGCTGATCACCGACAGTGGTCGAGCCATCACGGTCTTGGAAGACAGACCCTACGACCTGCTTTGCCAGCTGGAGCGCAAGGCGCGGGCGCTCGACGCCGAGGGCGAGGGCTTCCGCATCGTGACCTGGAAGTACAACCAGATGGTCGAGGTCGAGGAGGACGCATGAGGGTGATCGGCTACGCGCGGGTTTCGACAGCGGAGCAAGCGGAGAGCGGTGTGAGCCTTGACGCGCAGCGCGAGAGGCTGCGGATGTACTGCGACCTCTATCAGCACGAGCTGCTCGATGTCATCGCCGATGCCGCGAGCGGCAAGTCGCTGGAGCGCGACGGCATTCAGCAGGTGTTTCGGATGCTCCGGTGCGGTGAGGCGGAGGGGGTCGTGGTGTTGAAGCTCGACCGGCTGACGCGCAGCCTCCGCGACCTGCAGTCGCTTCTCGAGGAGTTCTTCGCGGCGAACGCCGAGACCCCGCGGCAGCTGATGTCGGTCAACGAACACCTGGACACGTCCACGGCAAACGGGCGGATGATGACCAACCTGCTGATGGTCATCGCGCAATGGGAGCGCGAGACAATTGGCGAGCGCACCAAGGAGGCGCTTGCCTACAAGAAGGCGAAGGGCGAGCGATGCGGCAGCATTCCCTACGGCTGGGAGCTTGCCGACGACGGCATCAACCTCGTCACGAACATCGCCGAGCAGAAGGCTATCCAGCTGGCGCGCGAACTACGGGACCAAGGGCTCTCGCTTCGCGCCATCGGCAAGAAGCTCTGGAAGCTCGGCTACGCGCAGCGCAACGGCGCGAAGTGGAAACCGCAGACCGTGAAGAGCCTGCTGGCTGCGGAGGAAGGCACGGCATGATGGACCCCGCACCCTACTACCGAAAGATCAAGGACTGCCTCGATGGCATCGACGACTTCCTGGCGAAGCGCGGCCGGCACGTCGCCACCTACCAGGAGGTGAACATGGTTGAGATCGCGCGCCAGTGCATCGAGGCGTTGGAAGGCGACCCGGCTGCCCAGGCATCGCTGCTGGTCCTCGGAGCCATCGACCCGGACGGGCTTGTGGTCTGCACGAAGTGCGGAGGCATGATGCGCGCGAACCATCGGCACAGCCCACCGCTCTACTGCCCGGAGTGCGGCTGATGGCGAACCGAAACGACAGCGACATCTTCAAGGTCGTGGCCGGCCTCGCCGACCAAGGACACCACGGTCCAGCGGTGATGGCGCTCTACAACCAGCGCGACGCCATCCAGGACGACACCGCCTACTGGCAGATCGTTGCGGCGGTCTGGATCAAGAGCGGGACGACCCGCACAGCGCCCCTGTTCCGCGTCCTGTTGAGCAGCGAGCGGCGCAATAGGCACAAGCTCATGAAGAAGTCAGACCGGCGCGTGTGGCGCAAGCTGCCGGCCCAGGTGAAAGCCTACCGAGCGGTCGCCCCCGGTGAGCGCACCGAGGACATCTTCTCCTACACGCTGGACCCCAAGGTGCTCGACCGCATCTACGGAGACAGCCGACGTCGCGTCGAGCGGGTTTTCCCGAAGCGGCGTGTCGTGGCATACTTCAACAGGCGAAACGAACACGAGATCATCGTTCTCTGATGCCAACGCGGAAACGGAACATAAAGTCGCAAGGCAGCGGTTCGACCAGCGGCGGGAAGGTGTCGCGCAAGACAGCCCTGCGCGCCATCGCCAAACGCAAGCAGCTGGTCGAGCGATGCCGCAAGGACGTCAACACCTTCATCGAGTTCGTGTTCGACAAGCCCGATGGCACCCCTGCTCGCTGTGGCGAGATGCACCGCGAGTGGCACGCTCTCGCCGACAAGCACGACCGGCTTCTGATCGTTGCGCCCCGAGGCCACTGGAAGACCGGGCAGATGGTTGTCGGCCGGACCCTCTGGGAGTTGGGCAACAACCCGGACCATCTCATCAAGGTCATCTGCCAGAGCGACGCGAAGGCGGTGAAGCGGCTCTCGGAGATCCGCGAGCACATCCGGTCGAATAAGCGGCTGCACCTGGTCTTCCCACACCTGCGGACGCGCCGCGACCTCGAGCTGGAGTGGAACAAGCACATGGTGACCGTCGAGCGGACCCGGCGCTCTCCAGACCCGAGCATCGAGGCGCTCGGCATCACCAGCTCTGCCTCGGGCGACCGCGCCACACGCATCATCGCCGACGACGTGGTTGACCGGCGCAACGCCATCACCCTCCCGCGGGTCCGCGCCAGCATCAAGGAGGCCTGGGACGACTGGGTGAACCTTCTGCTGCCTGGTGGGCGCATCATCTACGTCGCGACCCTCTGGCACCAGAGCGACCTCACCCACCAGCTCATCGCGAGCCCGAGCTGGGCGGTTGCGTGGTACGAGATCACCCCGGAGCTTGGAAGCTACTCGAAGGCCCCCGATGGCAGCGAGCGGCACAGCGACGAGCCCCTTTGGGGCATCGACATCAACTGCCCCGTTCACGGCGGGCGGCACATCCTGGATGGCATCAAGGCGTCGCAAGCGAAGACCGGCGACGGCGCAAAGCCAGCGGTGTGCAGCTGCGGCCCCTGGTCCCGGGCGGCGCTGGAGCGACGGCGCGCAGAGCTGGGCGAGCGGAAGTTCGCTCGCGGCTTTTCCAACCGGCCTCTCGGCGACCTCGAGGCGCGGGTCAACCCGGAGTGGATAGCCTACTGGGACGCGCCTCCCAGCGAGGACCTCGTTCGCATCATCGCGTTCGACCTGGCGACAGCGACCGCGAAGCGCAGCGACTGGACGGCGATGGTGGTGCTCGCGGTCGACCCGAAGGACGGGCGCATCTACGTCGAGGAGGCGCGGCACTTCAAGTACACCTTCCCCGAGAAGGCGCGGCTGATGAAGGAGGCGTTCGCCACCTATCGGCCGGACTACATGGTCGTGGAGCTTGCGTCGGGCGGGCGCGAGCTGATGGAGTTCATGCACGAGAACAGCGCGCTGCCTCTCCGCGGAATCAAGCCCCGCGGCTCGAAGGCCGACCGGCTGGACCGCGTGAGCCCCTACATCGAGAGCGGCATCGTGCGGTTCAACCCAGCGCTCGACCCGCAGGCCGGTGTGGTTGGACCGGAGTACGGAGACCTTGTCGGCGAGCTGCTCTCCTTCCCGGTCGGCGAGAACGACGACTTGATGGACGCGCTGGTTCACGGGCTTCGCTTCGCGACGGTGGTCTACCCGGAGCTGGTGGAGAGCGCTATCGAGGACGACGTCGAAGCGCTGCGGCCGACTTCCCGCGTGATGGTGTTCTAGCATTGACCTCCCCGGCCCCGGCGCGATAACCTGGGGCTCGGCAGAAGTTGCCCCTCCTGCCTTCGCCCCGAGCGCCGACCCCCATCCCCCAGGCGTTCGGGGCATTTTCTACTAAACCCGTGTGCTTAAAGCCCTTTTGCCTTGGCGAATAGGTCGCCCCCGGGCACACATCCGGCCGAAAAACCTCGAGGACAAACGTATGCTCCGCTACAACAGGCGAAAAAAGAGACCCAGCCATCAAAAAAAGTTCTGTAGAGGTGTCGGGGGGTTATCAACTTTCTTCTGACTTTCTGTAAACAGGGGCTTGCAATAAATACCACATCAGGTACAACACACACATGAACGCGAAACAAACCAACCGCCCGGAGGCCACCATGAAAAAGACCACGAAGAACGACGCCACCCTCGCCGCCAACGCCCAGCGCAACGAGATCAAGGCCCTCATCGCCCAGCTCGAGAAGGCCATCGAGCCCTGCGACGGGGTCCGGGTCAACTGGGGCGAGGTCGGGAGCCTGACCGAGATCAAGCGGCAGCTGGCCGACACGGTCCGCTTCGCCACCGGCGCGGAAGAGGAGCCCAGCGCCTGGTAGGCGCGGGAAGGGACGCACCATGAGCGACATCACCATCACGGTCACCGACAAGCACGCCCCCGACGGCCGACGCATCGTGACCTTCTGCGCCTGGTGCGACAAGGAGCGGCAAGCCCGCGGCGAGCCCTCCGCCATCACCTACATCAACCTGAAAACCCACGCCCCGAGCCACGGCATCTGCGAGGGGCATCGACGACAAGAGCTGATCGCGGCGGGCATCGACCCGGACGCGGTCAGGTAGGAGGCCACCATGAACACCGAGCACGTCATCATCAAGACCGGCACCACCGACTACCGCGAGGAGCTGGAGAACTTCAGCTGGAAGCAGCGCAACGCCCGCGACCGCTACGCGGAGTATGTCCGCGGCGCGGACCGCAAGACGCGGGTCTACCTCTTCGCTGGCGACCGCGAGACCCACCAGGTCTTCGACGCCCTGCCCACCAGGCAGATGCAGAAGCTGCGCCGGCAGGTCCTGCGCGAGGCCCTTGAGGCCGAGGGGCTCGACCCGAACACCAAGGCGCGCTGGAGCCGGACGGCTGGCTGCAGCTGCGGCTGCTCCCCGGGCTTCATCCTGGAGGGCGACACCGGCAAGGACATCTTCGCCGACTTCATCGCCTGCTTCGCGAAGGAGGGCTGAAATGAAATCGCACCGCATCATGGGAACCGAGGCCACGACCCGCTTCATCCTCGCCGGCAACGCGCGCTTCACGGTGCTCAACACCGGCACCGGCAACCGCATCACCTACCGCGTCAAGCGGATGCCCGAGCGCCCCGGCCGCGACGCCGGCTGGTTCGTGAGCGTGCTCACGGGCAGCAACAACGACGGCGACTACAGCTACCTCGGCTGCATCTGGGAGGACCCCCAGGGCGGAGCGCCCCGCTACTACCACGGGCGGAACAGCCGCATCGGCCGCGACGCCATGAGCGCGAAGGCCTTCGAGTGGATCGCGCGGCGGCTCTTCGGCACGGGCTACCTGCCGAGCGGCATCGAGGTCTGGCACGAGGGACGCTGCGGGCGCTGCGGGCGCGCGCTGACGGTCCCGGAGAGCATCGCCACCGGGCTCGGCCCGGTCTGCGCGAGCGCGGCATGAACCACGAACGGCCCCCCTTCGGGGGGGCAGGAGGACGACGCATGAGCAAAGAGACCCAAGGCCTGAAGACCCTCTACACCGACGCCCCCCACCACCGGCTGGCACGCTCCGTCGCGGCGGTCCTGAACGTCACCCTGCGGGAGGCGACCGAGCGCCTGCTCCGGGGAGACCCCGAGGCCGGCAAGGTCGCGCGCAAGCTGGCCGACACCGTCGCCCCTGTTCGCGCGTAGCGCGTCGAACGCTTCTTTCCTACCAACGCCCCCTCCGTTCCGGCGTCAGCCGACACGCGCCAAAACAACGCCATCCTGGGGCATTGACGCGAAACGGTCGCGATGCGATACTGTTGGGTGAAAGGTCCTGGACCTGGACCACGACGGAGGCCCTCATGCTTGCACGACTTGAGCTTGTAGTACCCACCGAAGTAGCCAGCGGCGACCCCGTGGAGCTGGCCCGGTTTTGCGCGCAGCCGAACGCCGGCTGGGTGCAGATCCGCGGTGGCGTGACCGGCACCTATCACATCGAGGGCTCGATGGTCCACGACAAGGAGGACCACTGGGAGCAGATCGGTGCGAACGTCACGGGAGACATGGCGTCGCCCATCGCCATCCCGGCCGGCTGGATGTTCATCCGTGTGCGCTGCAGCGTCTACACGAGCGGGACCCCCTACGGCTTCTTCGTTGGCGAAGACGTCAGGCAGCGATAATGCCGGACGGCATGGGTGGCGCTGGAATCGGCGCTGGCGGTGGCGCGGCTGCCGCAGCAATCGTCTACGCTCTGGACCGCATCTTCGGTTCGGGCAAAGCTGTCAAGAACCTCGACGACCGCTTCAAGGAGCTGCGCGAGGCGCTGGAGAAGGACATCGACTCCTTGCGCACCCTCGCGGAGCGCGCGACGGCGTTCGCCGAGAAGCTCCACGACTGGCACAACGTGGCGGACCCAGACGACCCCTCGGGGAAGCTCTGGTACTTCTCCGTCTCGCTGCGCCGGCACATCGACTCTCTCCAAGCGAAGGTGTCCAAGCTGCTCGAGCTGCTCGACCAACTCGTGCGGCGGTTCGACAAATACAACAACACGATGGAGAAGCTCATCACGGTCGTGGAGCAGCTACAGAAGGACGTCAATGCTCTCGGCCTGATGGTGAGCGGGATAAACAGGAGGCCCTGATGGCTGATGAGGGGAAGGGCGCTGACCCGGGGCAGATCACGGTGTCTCGCTACGACAAGAAAGAGCTGAAGGCGGAGATGGCGGAGCGCGCAAAGGCAGCTCAGAAGACACCCGGTCTCCCGTGCGGCTGCGAAGAGTGCGTTGACTGCGGCGAGTGCAAAGCGGACCTGGCGAAGGCGCGGCTGCGCCGGCAGAACACCTTGGTTACGCGGTTGAACTCCCGTGTGCTCGCGCTGCTCGAGCAGGCCACGGCAACGTAAAAATGTCTTGCAGCGAAGGGCTGCTTCAGGGGCTGGCGGTCATCGTCGTCAGCGTTGGGGTGGCCTGGCTTATCGCCGAGCTGGTGAAGACCCTCGGCGGTCGATGAGAGGTGAGAAATGAACGACCGCGCGATGGCCCCCGAGGTAGACATCGAGCGCGCAGCCGCTGACGGAGCAAACGTCACGGTTCACGTGTTCAAGCACGGCGGGAAGGTTAGCAAGAGCGGCCCATCCATCCCTGCTGGAAAGTCCGAGGACGACGAGGGCAAGTCGGTGTGGTCTGGCACCGAAACCGTCGAGCCGCTCTACCCACCAGACTCGCTGCTCTTCCTCTACAACGTCAGCGACACCCTGCGGCAGTGCGTCGATGCGATGTCGACGAACATCGACTCGCACGGGCACATGTTCGAGCCGACCATCGACTTCGCAGCGGAGGACATCAAGGAGCAGATCGTTGCTGCGCTGATGAGCGACGGCGGCACCAAGGAGCCCGACGAGGAGACCATCGACCGCACCATCAAGGAGTGGAAGCGCGAGGCCCGCATCGAGCGCATCCGGCTCAAGAGCTACTTCGAGGGCGTTTGCTTCGAGTACTCGTTCATCGACCTTCGGCGCGCGACCACCACCGACAAAGAGACCGTTGGCTGGGGTGCGTGGGAGATCATCCGCGACAAGAAGAACGGCACCCCTGTGCGGTTCAAGCACGTCCCTTCACACTCGCTGCGGCTCTCCAAGGCCAGAACGCCCGTCGAGGTCGAAGAGCACCTTCCGGCCGGCGTGCTCAAAACCCGGACCGTGAGCGTGACCAGAAAGCTGCGGCTCGTGGTCCAGCTCGATGAAAGCGGCTCTGGGTTCACCTACTTCAAGACCTTCGGCGACCCGCGGCTCATCGGAACGGACGGCGAGGACTACACCGCGCCGGACGGTGGCGAGGCGAAGCAGATGCCCGAGGGCGTCGAGCCCGCGACCGAGATCTTGATGTTCCAGACCTACTTCCCTGGGACCCCCTACGGAGTGGTGCGCTGGCACGGCATGATCCCGCAGATCCAAGGCACGCGAGAGGCGCAAGAAAACACGCTCGACTACCTGGAGAACAGCGCCATCCCGCGCGGCATGTTGCTCGTGGCCGATGGCCGGATGGGCAGCGACTCGGTCACGAAGCTGGAGAACTTCTTCAAGACCCTGAAGGGCGAGGCCGAAAACCGGATGGTGGTCGTCGAGGCAGAAACCCCTCGCGACAAAGCGCTGGAGCAAAGCGGGCGCGTTCAGATCCAGTGGGTGTCGTTCCGAAACGAGCAGCGCGAAGACGCAACCTTCGCTGCATACATTGCGTCGAACGCACACGGCGTCGGCAGCACCTTCCGCATCCCTCCCATCCTGCGCGGCGACACCAAGGACTTCAACCGCGCCACGGCGGTCGCGGCGCTTGAGTATGCCGAGGAGCAGGTGTTCACCCCCGAGCGCGAAGCGTTTGACTGGGTCATGAACCGCAAGATCCTGCCGCTGCTCGACGTCCGCTTTTGGAAGTATCGCTCCAGGGCACCGCGCAAGAGCGACCCGGAGGCGATGGCGAAGATCGCCGAGAGCTTCTTGAAGCACGCCGTGGTGGTCCCGTCCGAGATGCGCCCCCTCGCGGAGCGCGTGCTCGGCGTGGACCTGCCGAACGACGCAGCCGACTTCCAGCGGCTCCCCCTGCAGGCCTGGCTGGCTGGCTTCCAGCCGCCCCCTGTGCGGTCGGCAGGAGGCGATGGGCCGATGACCCCACCCCAGGCTGCTCCGCCCGACGTGGGGCAACAGGGCGGCGACACGGGGGAGAACGAGCCCACCCCCGATGACGAAGAGGCGCTGGCCCGGAAGATCCTGACCCTGAAGGCCAGGCTGGAGCGGGTCCGGGCGGCGCGGGAAGCGGCGCGGACCCTGGCTGCCGTGAGCGGTGACGACGACTGATGTGCTACCTGTGCGAACACGTCGCCCCCCTTGAGATCCCGGCCCAGGGGCTCTACCTCTCCGATGCCGGCCGGCTGACCTTCATGGGCAACGACGCTGTTCGCGTGGCGGCGATGCTACCGAACGCCATCCCGGCGCGCGGCTACGTCGCCATCCACAAGACTCGCAACGGTGTGTGGAGAGCGCGACGCCTGGATGCCTTGACGCTCGCCGATGCGAAGCGCACCGCGCTGGAGATGGGGCGGCACTCGGTCACCCCCGTGGTTCTCGGCGAGGTCGCCAAGATGGGCGGCGACCCGTTCAGCCCGGTGTTCATGATCTCAGCGGTGTCCCTGTTCGAGCCCGTGACAAAAGGCGACCTGCTTCGCAAGGCCATCGAGGCAGCGGACGACATCACCGACAACCTCAAGCTGCTGCGCGTCGAGAAGGCGAGCAAGAAAGACCCGTTCAGCAAGGTCGGGTTCGACACCTACGCAGCGAACCTGGTGAAGGCGCTGGAACAAAACCTCGGCACGCTTCCACAGGACGCCATCAACAGCGTCATCAGCGGCAGCGGCATCAACTTCGCGGCAGCAAGCGAAGAGCAGATCAAGCAGTTCGCCAACAAGATGAACGCGGCGATGCGCGGCGCGCTGGGAACCAAGGAGTGGACCTCGGTGCAGAACAGCTTCGAGGTCCATCACAACCGTGTTCGGAAAGGCACCGTCGAGAAGGTCGTCGACAAGTACAACCTCGGCGTCTCGACCGGGCTGGACCTGAAGGACAAGCGCGCCATCGCTCGTTCAGCGTCGGCGCGGACGACCTTCGTGCGCGACTTCTACAACGGCCAAATCTGCCCGAAGACATCAGACCGCGCGAAGCGCATCGTGCGTGAAGGGATGGAGCAAGGCTACGGCAGCCGAGAAATCGGCCGCGAGATGCGGCGCGAGCTTGGGCGCTACGTCCAGGAGCAGAACCGCGACTACTTCAACGTCGTCGCCGATGCGGCTGTGGCGCGGGCGCGCGAGCACACCGCGATGACAAAGTATGCCGAGGCCGGCGTCTCGGTGGTGTTGCTGTCCTCGGTGCTCGATGAGGCGACCACCGAAACCTGCCGCTGGCTGGACGGCAAGGTGCTCGAGGTCGAGCACTGCATGCAGAAGTACAACCAGATGGACGAGGCGAACCCGGAGGAGGTCAAGTGGCGTCTTCCGTGGATGCGCGAGAAGACGCTGACCGATGGTCCGAACGCTGGCAAGCGGGCGATCTTCATGGCGCGCGAGAAGGGCTGGCGGCAGGTCGCGGTGGTTCACAAGCCAGCCATCGGGACCCAGGGCACCGGGAGCTACAAGGGTTATGGCATGCCTCAGATGCAGAAGCTCGGGCTCGGCCCTCCTCCGTACCACGGGCACTGCCGGACAACGACCGTCCCAGACGTGTCGTACCATCCGGTCGTACAGCAGGAGCTTCCTGGCATGAGAAACCCGCGCGTTCCAGATCAGCGCAAGCAGCCGAAGCAGATGCCGCGCCCACGGAAGAAGATCGTCGGCCCCCAGGCGATGCTCGACGAAAAGTTGATGGGGACACACGGTGGCCAGGCGCTCCCGCTGGATGCCGAGGACATCGAGAACCAGGTGGTGCGCTTCCGCAAGGAGCGGGACAAGCAGGGCGAGTACTACGTGGTGTCGTTCCGCGTTCCGGCTGCGCGCGGCGTGCAGATGCGCAGCGATATGAAAAGGCAAGGAGCGAAGCAGAAGTCCCACGCGTTCAAGAAAGCGAAGCCAGGCGACACCAAGAAGCCCATCCAGCGGACCGGGGAATACTCGTCCATCGGGACCACCGTTCTGGAGCAGAAGTCCGGCAAGAGCATCGTGCGGCTTCACTCCGACAGCGGCCAGTTCGCGATGGAGAACCGCGTCGAGATCAAGGTCCGCACCGGGGACCCGAAGGCCGCGTTCGCTGAGTACCAGCGGGTCATGCAGGACCTGAAGGTCAAGGACGCCACTGCGTTCCCAAGCCCGCAGGCGGCGCGCGCTGCGATGCAGGCGCGGCTCATTACGCAATGGGACAAGAACGCAGCGCAGACCCTCTCTGGGATGCGCAAGATCGACCCGGCCGAGATCGACAAGCTCTACGAGCAGGCTTCGAAGCGCAACCCCGGGATGCGCAAGGCGCTGAAGGACATGGAGAAGCGCGAGGTCTTCCCTGGGCACCAGGCGTTCTACTCTGAGGCGCAGGCGAAGGAGGCGCAGAAGGGCGGCGTGAAGTTCCTCTACCACGAGGCGACCGACCCCGCTGCTGTTGGTCACGTCTTCGGTGGCGACGGTCTGATGTCCTCGGTCAACCGCTTCGACCGAGGGGTTTTCACCACCGGCATGAGCACCAGCTCTGACTTCAGGACTGGTGGTGCGAGCGGCGTTTTCGTGCGCGCCAGCGCTCAGGCGAACCCTGGCGGCAAGCGCGGCTTCTACAACTACGGTCCCGTCCGGTTCATCATCGACCCGAAGCAGCTCGGTCGCACGGACTGGTGGGCATACAACTCAGACAGCTTCGGGCAGACCGGGCGGCAGTCTCTCGGTGGGCGTTCCTACGTGAAAGACGTCGGCGGTCCGAAGCAATACAACGGTCGCTCGAACGAGATCATGTTCGAGCAGGGCATCCCGAAGGAGGCCATCAAAGGCGTCTACGTCCGAGGGACGACAACGCGCAGGAAGGTCCTTGCCGACCTCAAGGCGCGCGGCATCAAGGAGATCAATGGCACCCCCATCGAGAAGTTCGTCAAGCTCGGCGGCGACTAGCTTTGACTTCGCCACCCACAAGGTGTGCGTGTTGCTGACCGACGGCATCGGTCCGTACCTCATGGTGCGGCCGACGCGCAAGATGGTGGACGGCGTGGATAGCATCGTGTTCGACACCGGCGAGCGCATCATGGTTCGCGAGGTGGAGCGCGTGCTGAAAGAGGACCTCGACGAGCTGGAGTTCAAAGACCACGGGCGGACGCACCGCGTCATCCCGCTGACCATGAAGACCTACAAGCGGCACATCGAGTCGGTGCTCATGGATAAGCCCGACGAGAAGTTCAGGAGCGACGAGGAGCTGGTGGACTACGTTCTGGCGGCGTCGCCACAGGAGGTACTGTTATGAGCGATATGATTCAGACCCTGCGAAAGGGAGGCGTCGGCGTGCGCGACCTGGCCAACCTCACGATGGGCATCGAGAAGGCTGTCGTGCTCTCCATCCAGAACAGGCCGCAGCGCGAGGGCGGCGTCACCGAACACGAGATGAAGCGGCGCGCGAAGTGGTGCGTCGACACTGCGCTGATGCTGATGAGGGACTACCAGTGGTCCTCCGAGCGCGTCTGCGATACCTTGCCCGAAGCGCTGGTGACGTACCTCGACACCGGCGACTTCATCCCGAGCCCGCATCGCAGCTGGGTTCAGAGGGGAGTAGAAGCATGACCTACGAGACCGACATCGAGAAGCGGAAGCTCGCGATCTGGGGCTCGTCGGCTGGGAAGTCCGCCATCGCCGACAAGCTCGCAGCCATGCTTCCGTCCCACCGCGTCTACGTCGAGCCGTTCGTTGGGAGCGGCGCTGTGCTCTTCGCGAAGGAGCCGGCAGAGGTGGAGGTGGTGAACGACTACGACGAGGAGATCGCCGAGGCGTTCCAGGCCATCAAGAACATGACGCCTGAGAAGCTGAAGGCGCTCGAGCGAAAAAACTGGAAGAACAGTCGGGAGCACTGGACGCGGCTGAAGGAGAACAAGCCGTCCGACGAGCTTGGCCGGCTGCATCGCTTCATGTTCCTGGCCCGGTTCAGCTACGGCAACATGCGTGGCAAGAGCTGGGACCCGGGGAGCAACGGCCAGGTGTACTCCGGTGCGGTGAAGCGCATCGAGCGGCACATGGCGCGCTGCAAGAAGCTCCACATCTACAGCGGCGACTACGAGAAGGTGGTGCGCAAGTACGACAGCCCAGACACCGTCTTCTTCTTCGACCCACCCTACTTCGGTTACGACGCTCGGGTCCGCGAGAACAAGTTCGACGAGCAGCACTTCTACGAGGTGCTGAAGTCCATCAAGGGCAAGTGGCTCCTCACCTACGGCGAGCTGCCTGGGTTGCTGCGGAAGGGCGGATACAACGTCCGCACCTTCAGGACCTATCGCAGCATCGCCACGATGCGCGGCGTGAAGCCCACCAAGGTGCTCTCGCAGATCTGGGTCGCCAACTACAAGGTCGGCAACGCCACCAAGGCGCTGGCAAAAGCAGAGCGGCGCTCGCTGCGCGTCTCCAACCCGGCGCACCTGGTAGAACGCCTCACCGCTGGGCAACCGGCCGGCGTGCTCTCCGCCATCGACCGCAGCACCTTCGTTGACCAAGAGCTGGTGCTCGTCAACGACATCCAGAAGGATGACGCGGCGCAGCAGGCCTTCGGCGTGGTGGTGATGAAGAGCGGCGTGCGCTTCGAAAGCGGAGCGAAGGCGGTGCAGGCCCTCGGCGAGAAGATCGACACCTTCATGGCCGACACCTATCGCAACGACCCAGAGCCTGTGTGGTTCGTGCCGCTGCGGCTGCAGACCCGCTTCGACCCTCCGCGCGAGATCGTGAAAGGGCAGCCCCTCCCGAGCGTTCCGTCACCGGAGCCCAAAGCCTACGATGACCGCGATGCCTTCCTGGCCGAGTTCGAGAAGGAGGATGTGCTCGCTGGCGGCGTAGTGGTGGAGCCGATGCTCGCTGGCAAGAAGGTGATCGTGGCGCGCGACACCAGCGGCAAGGCGTTCGTGACCTTCAACGGGCGCGAGGACCAGTCGGCGAGCTACCCGGGCATCGCAGAAGCGGTGGCGAAGCTCTCTGATGCGTGCCTGATGGTCGGGATGTGGGTGCCACACGACGAGGCCGGAAACCCGATGCCGGTCGATAAGGCCGTCTGGAGCACCGCGTTCATCAACGACCTCCCGGACAGCGCCTTCCTGCACATCGAGGCTGGCGGCAAGAAGGACGAGGACGGCAAGACCGTCCCGCGCAGCCTTCGGCACTTCCCCGTGCGAAACCAGGATGGCGACCTCGACGTCCCGCACCTGCGCAACGCCATCAGTCGAGCCCCGCAGGCAAAGCTGCCCAAGGAGGTGATCGAGCGCGTGCAGGCCGAGGCGCGGCGGCTGCTGGAGGAGGTCCAGAAGGCTGAGCGCCCCCGGCGTCGCGCCGACCATCCCCAGGGACGGGTCTTCATCTACGATGCCCTGCTGTGGGGCAAGGAGGACCTCACGAAGCGCCCCTGGACCGAGCGCAAGGCTGTGCGCGACAGGGCGCTCGGACAGCGCGGCATCGGCCCGCTGGTAAACACCCCCGGCCGCGTCGTCTACTCGCGGGACGCGCTATCTGGTGCGCTCTCGTGGGCCTCCAAGCAGCCCGCGTCGGAAGGGGCGGTCGGCAAGCAGGCCAACGGGCAATATGTCCACGGCGGTCGCTTCGCCACCCTGAAGACCACCCGGGTCATCAACGCCTTGGTGGTTGGGGCTTCCAAGCAAGAGGGAGGAACCGTCTACGAGTGCGCGGTCGGTCCGCTCGCGGAAAACGAGGCTGGCCTCTGGAAGAACACGACCAACTACGACGGTCGCCTGTTCACCAAACTGGGGCCGACTCTGCCGACGAAAGTTCAGGCGTCGAACGGCGATGTTTTGCGCGTCGATGTTTCTGAATTGCTGGTCATTGACAGCGATAAAGGTCGTGCGATAACATGGGGGTCGCCGGTTGTGGCAGAGCGAGTTCGAGTTCGACCCGACGCGGTCACCGATGTCCGGTCCAAGGCGAGCCCGAACGAGATCGTGAGAAAGACTGAAGTCGCGGTTCTGAAAGCAGATGAAGAAGAACGCTATGTACTCGGGGTTGTGCTGGAGCCAAACGATGGCAAGGACGGTGCTCCGCTCGAGCCGGACGCACACCGCGACGTCTATTCTGTCGACGACGTTCGCAAGGCAGCGCTGCGGTTTCTTGTCGAGTACAATAAGCTCGGCGTCATGCATCAGCGCATCGCCAAGCGGGCGGAGATGGTTGTGTGTGAAAACTACGTCGCCCCGGCCGACTTCACCGTCAACGGCCAGAACGTCCGCAAGGGCTCCTGGCTGCTCGGCGCGTTCATCCTCTCGGATGACATGTGGCAGCAGGTGAAGGACGGCAAGCTCAATGCGTGGAGCATCCAGGGCAAGGCGATGAGCAGACCGGAGGTTGTTCGATGAGCAGGTTGTCCAGCCTTTTCCAGGACGTCTACAACGCGGCCGACGAGGATGACCAGAAGCAGCGCGTGCGCAGGCTCTGGGATATGGCCGTCGGAAGCGTTCACCTTGTGGACCGCGGCGCGAACAAGCGGCGGTTCCTCATCCGCAAGAGCGAGGACGGGGGCGGCGACGACGACCTGTTCGGCGATGTCATCGTCGAGAAGGACGGCGACCTCTCGTTCAGCGTTCTCGACGAGAACCCCCAGCAAGAAACCAGCGCTGCGGTAGACGCTCTCACCGAGGTCACCGAGCGTTCTCTGCTACTTCTCAAGAGCGCCCAGGAGGGCACGATCAATGAGACCGAGTTCGCGGCGGAGGCCAACGCGATTGGCCAGGCTCTCGCAGCCGTCAGCCCGTCGCCCACCAAGGAGGAAGCCGTGAAAACCACCGAGATCGACACCATCAAGATGGCCATCGACCAGGCGAAGTCGCCTCAGAAGTGCGCCTACTGCGACAAGGCGGCCGAGTACGGGCTCGTCTACAACGAGGGGAAGGAGTTCATCCCCTGTTGCGGCGGGCACGTCATGCAGGCCACCAACGACCTGAAGGCGAAGAACATGAAGGTCGAGGAGAAGCTCACCATGCCCACGAAGGGCAAGGAGGAGGACGCCGAGAAGGCCAAGAAGAAGCCCGAGGAGGACGAGGAGGAGAAGGGGAAGAAGGCCGACACCAAGAAGGCCGACGGTCCGTCCAACGCCAGCGTCGCCGCGCGCATCATGAAGAGCGCCGACGATATGGCCATTGAGATCGAGAAGGCCGGCCGGAAGATGAGCAAGGCCCGCGTGGCGAAGCTCAAGTCCGCGCTGGTCAAGCTGCTCGAGCTGGCGAAGGAGCTGGACCCGAGCGAGGCGCAGGACATCCTGAACGCCTCCATCACGAAGCGCCTGGACGACGTGGAGGGTGTGGAGGATGGCGCGGAGACCGAGACCGCGAAGTCGGCCGACCCCGACAAGATCGGCGACGGCAAGTCCACCGACTCGACGCCGACCGACGTGGAGAAGGGCGAGGCCGAGGAGAGCGCGATGTGGGGGCTGAACCTGAACGACCCGTCGCTGCACGAGGGCAGCGCCGACAAGGACACTTCCTTCTTCGACTAGTCGAAGAGGGCGAAGAAACCATCTTCGACGAACACTAGAGGAGGCGAAGAGAAATGAAGACCAACCAGGAACATCTGGCGAAGCTCACCAACATCGAGAAGGCGGAGTTCACGCTGGGTCACCTGCTCGGCAACGGCGGTTATCTGACCCCGGGGCAGGCCCAGAAGTTCATCCGGCTCATCATCAAGAAAGCGGTGCTGATGTCTCAGTTCACCGTGTTCGGGATGAAGGAGTTCAAGTACCGCCTGAACACCATCCGCTTCGGCGACCGAGTGCTGAAGCCCGGAACCCCGGGGCAGGCCCTCCCGAGCGCCGACCGCTCCCGTCCGGCCATCACCCAGAAGGAGCTGGACGCGAAGCTCTTCAAGTGCGAAGTGCTCGTGGACGACGAGGTGTTCGAGGACAACATCGAGCAGGCCGGTCTGCGCAACACCATCATGCAGCTGCTCGGCGAAGCCATCGCTCGCGACACCGAGTACGTGACCATCAACGGCGACACCGCGTCCGCGGACCCGCTGCTCGCCACGATGGACGGCATGCTCAAGCAGGTCGTGACCAACGTCAAGGACGCGGCCGGCGCGCGCCTCACCCGTGCGCTGCTGAAGGACGCGCTCAAGCTCCTGCCGCACGAGTACAAGGGCGACCACAAGGCGATGCGGTTCCTGACCTCGACCAACGCCGCGCTGGACTACAGCGAGGAGCTGGGCGACGCCAACGCGGCCGACATCCTGGCGCGGCACGTGGAGAACGAGCTGGGGCCGAAGTACAAGAGCATCCCCGTGGTGGCGGTGCCCGAGTTCCCCGAGAACCTCGGCGGCTCGAGCAACTACACCGAGTGCGTGCTCTGCCAGCCCAACAACTTCCACGTGGGCTTCCACCGGAAGATCCAGGTCCGCGTCACGGAGGACATCCAGAGCGGGTCCGTGATCATCGTGGGTCGGCTGCGCTTCGACGCGAAGTTCGCCAACGAAGAGGCGACCTCGAAGATCGAGAACCTGCTCGCCACCTGATAGGCGGCGTGCGGAGCGGAGCGGTTTTGAGCAACTGACAGCTGGCGCGTTGCTGCGCCGGCATGAAGGAGAAGATCATGGCTCTCACTTACGGAACCACCCCGGACGTGAAGTCGGCGCGCGTGAAGCAGGCCAACTTCCTCATCCAGCAGTCCATCGACCTGGACGACAGCTACCCGAGCGGCGGCTACGCGCTGACCGATCTGGCGGCGTCTCTCGGCGACAACGTCTACACCATTCTGCACGTGGATGTGCAGCCCGTGGCCGGCTACCTGTTCAGCTACGACCGAGCGAACGACAAGCTCATCGTGCTGGACGCAGCCACCGGCGCGGAGATCGCTGGGGCCACGGACCTGCAGGCCGTGACCGGACTGGTCGCAACCATCTGGGCCGAGTAGAACAGACGGGCCTCATGTTGCCCGAGTTAGAGGTAAAAAGATGAAGGTACGACTCAGGCCATACAACCCCGCCATCGGGAACGTGAAGCGTGCTCACGGGGCACCCTTCAAAGACGCGAACGGCCAAGCCATCACGTACCAGGCTGGCGTCTGGTACGACCTCGACGACGACGAGGAGGAGGCCATCGCCTACCTTCGCGGCATCAGACAGGTGTCTCGCGACCCCGGGTCGCCGCTGGCGTTCGACGTCTGCACCGAGGAGGAGGCTGAGAAGCTACAAGCGGAGGAGGAGGTCATCGGCGTGGTTCGCCGCGCCGAGACCCCCCCCTCCGAAACTTCCGGCCCCGTCCAGGTGAAGCAGCGCAAGGACGCAACGCTCAACGCACCGCGTCCGAAGCATGAGCTGTCCGCGGCTGCTGTCGCGAAGACGAAGGAGCCCCCGAAGGCCAAGCCAAGGCCAGCGAAACCATCGGCATCAAAGGCGTCCGCGGGGAGCAAGACGCCCAAGAAGTCGACGGCCAAAAAGAAGGCCGCGCCGAAGCGGAAAACCACGCCGCGGCGCAAAGGCTCCACCTGATGTCGGGCGGTGGTGGCGACCGGAATCACTTGACCACCACC